GCTTAGCTTGTGATGGTTAATCACTATTATGCTATACATAGTGTATGTATGTAAATCAAAAAAGGGCTCTCGTAATGAGGGCCCTTTCTGGTTACAGGAACTTTTAGGTATGGTACGCCTATTTATTTTTGTTCCTTTTATTTAATTTTTTTGCAATCATTTACTCTTTTAGGCTTGCCTTTAGAGTCCTTTTTGCCTGAAGGTGAATTTTTAGTTTTTCCGTTGGCGGAGTACCCAGGCCAACACTTCATTTTAAATGGTGAACTCATTTTTTTTCTTTTTTAAACATTAATTTATACATTAAAGAGTTCCATTCGCTTTTCAAAAACTTTATTATTTTTTTCATTATTTCCACATGTTAGTTATGTTATCGTATTCTTCTGTTGCGTTAAAACTAGGACAAGCTTTATTAGCAAAATCATTATGACCGTGTATCGTAGCGTGGGCATGTTGTATCTTCAAATACTCTAGTATATATACTAAAGCTTCTTTCTGCTCTTCAGTTCTAGTATCTTTAGGTTTAAAATTAACCTTATCAATCCCACCAACGTAAGCTATTCCAATAGATCCTTTGTTATGACCCTTGCAATGAGCTCCTTGCTTTTCAACAGGTCTTCCCGCGTGCAGAGAGCCATCTAGATAGATTAAAAAATGATATCCAATATCAGACCAACCTCGATCTAAATGCCATCGTCTAACGTCCTCTACTGTAGTATGTCTACCCTCAGGTGTTGCGGTACAGTGAACAATAATCTTATTTATTTCTCTCAATTCTTCTTCTTTCTCGTTCAAACTCTCTTTGTTTTCTAATTTTAGCTCTCTCAGCTTCTCTTTGCTTTCTATATTCTCTTTTTTCTTCTCTAGTCATTTCAGAAACTTTTTTCTTTTCAACCTCTTCGTCGAAACCTCCATAATAACCAAGATCTACATCCCAAGTTGACCAACCAAGACCTAAAGCAACTTTCTGCCAACGAGCAGATTTTTCGCTGTATATACCTCTTATATTGTTAATTTTCTTAGCAACTCTATCAAGTGGAACGTTAGTAAAACCTGTCACGATTTGTGCTCCCGCTAAATAAGCTGGATTATCTAAGCTGTAACCTTTACTTTGTATCTCTTTTCTATTCCAGCTAAAACTTCTAAATCCACCTTTTATCTTACTAATCTTAGACCCAAGTGGTGGTGAAAAGCTAAGTAAATCAGCAACTGCTTCGTCATACTTAGGACTTTTCTTACCATGTTGTTCATATAGAGTCATTAAAGTATTTTTCATAGCAGCAGAGGCAGCTCCAAATATACCTAAGCCTTTTAACTGCGAATCGATCATACCGTTTGCAACGCTCAAAGCTTTTTTGTTTTTCTTTTCAGCTTTTTTCTCGTCGTCTTCATCGTCATCTCCAAAACCTAAAGCAAACACAGCTTGTTGCAATGTATTAAATATTAAATTCTGAACAGCACCGTAGTAAACTATCTTAGAAACATTTGTTTTCCAGTCGCCACGACCGTTTATAAGATCCTGAGCTGCGCGCTTTTGTATACGAGCATACTGCATTGGCGTGTTTGCCCAAGCAAGTATTACACGACCAGCTGCTGACGCTTGTTGTTGGCTAATTTTACTAGGTGAACTAGACTGTTGGCTTTCTTCTGCTATAGCTTTAAAATCTGCGAACGCCTGAGCTTCTGCAGCTTTCTGATCCATACCGCTTTTAAGTAGAGACTTTAATCTGTTTCTATAAAAAGTAGAACCACCAGATGCAATAGCAAAACTATCTGCAAATCTAGTCATCACAAAACCTTTACTAAGTAAGAAAGCAATAGCCGCTTTAGGTTTGTTCTTAGATTCTCTAACTGCATCAGCGATTTCAGATTCACTTACGTTAATCTTAAGACCATTTCTACGTTCTACTAAGTAATCAGAATTCATAAGTGTCATAAAGTCACCCCAGAACTGCTTTTGGTTAGCAAACGCTACTCCTGCTTTCACTATATTATTATCACTTAAGTTTATAAAGTTTACTGCAGATATAGTTTGTAGTAATGCAGATCTTGTGTTTAAGAACATTACAGCACCGACAGAGTTGTTTAACCAAGTTAACAAGCCTTCTGTTACTCTATTACCTCCGATGGGTTTATTGCTACCGGACTTCATTCTACGTATAGAATCTTCCATAGCTTCACGCCATCTAGTTCCATATGCAGCCTCCATCTTGTTCATATTATCCTCAGAGAATATAATGTCGATGTTTTCTCTCCACTCTTGCTGATACTCAGCTCTATTAACTTTGTTTATGTCACCTATTATATCAGTTGTAATATTTCCACCCAACCAGTCTTTAGTAGGTTTAGGATATTGTTTACCTTTCTGTATAACTATGAGCTCATTAGTAAACTCATTTAGCTTTGAGTCGTTTGCTACAAAGTCATTTAGCTCTTTAACATCTCTTTTAGATAAACCAGGCACTTCCATACCTTGTCTAGTCCAAGCAGCAACACGAACCGCTTGTGAGTAAGTAAACTTGCCAATACCAGTTTGCTTACTTAGCGTCTTAGGTAGTGTCTTAAGTTGGTTTTTTAAAGCTTTAAAGTCGTTTGCAGCAGCTATCTTAGCTTGTGTAACCGCTGATTCAGCTCTATTATAAGGATCAAGTAAGTTAGCCTTCAAGAAAGCAAATTGAGCATCTCCTTTTTTGCTTTTACCTATCATTTTATATAGTAACCCTGTAAAATCTTCAGCAGATGGTGGAATAAGGAAATTATATTTACCTTTGCTAGCGCCAACTGTTTTAGCTTTAGCTGCAGAGTAATTTTTATAGGCTTCAATACCAGAAGAATCCTCAATCATATCATTTACGATAGTATCGAAAGTTGCTGATTTACTAAATTTTGCTAATTGAACTTTAGACTTAACATCGATTTGACTTAATACATCTTTAACCGCCTTAACGTTTCCTGTGTGATCGTCAGCAAAGTAAAAGTCGTTATAACCTTCAGCCGCTTTACCCATAATCCACCCAGCTTTAGCCTGTGGAGTACCATCACCTAAACCAGTTATATTAGCAAGTGGAATATCTAATCCCATGCTAGCTAAGAATTCTTTAATTGGTCCTGCTGCATCTGCAGGTCTTGCCGTTAAAACAAATACATCTTTAGTTCCACGTTTATCTGCTATGATCTTAGCTACATCTAATAGTGGCCCTTTACTTCCTTGCATCACTTTACTAAACTCAGAAAAATCCCATTTAGCTCCTTCAGCTTCCATTTTACCAGCTTCTTTAGCAAATGTAGCAGCGTCAATTTTACCAGTAGTTCCATCAGGCATAGTGTATAACACATTGCTTTTAGTTCTAGCTAACGTGTCGTCAAAATCAAATACTCTAATCTTTCTAACTGGTTGATCTAGCTTTCTAGCAAGCTCTAATGCTTTATCAGTTTTAGCTAAAGCGTTTATAAGAGTTTGAGTAGTTACTGGTTTACTGTATTTTATAGAATCAGGAACTAAGTCACCATCTAAGTCGTTAGCTTTAGATCTAGAGAATTTAGCTTTAGCGTCAACTTTAGTACCTGTTGATGTTATACTATAAGTTTCATAAACAGTCTTACCATTGGATAAAACTATATTACTAGGATCTATACCTCCTCCTGTTAAACCTACGTTCACATTGAAGTATCTAGCCCATATATTGTCAGATATTTTCCACCCTTCTGGTGTCATTTCAGTATAGTTAAAAGGTTTACCGTTAGGTTTAGTGCCTTTTAATTTTTTATCGTCAGCATACGGTAGTGCACCTTGAAAATAGTTTTTTTCAATACCACTAAAGTCTTTATCTAAAGTTCCAGCAAATGCAGAATTAAACAAGTATTTAGCAACTAGACTAGCAGGCATGGTGTGCTCTTCCACTATACCACTAGATACATCTTTAGCATAAAACTTAACTGGCGCTGAAGTTCTTACAAAATGCCCCATGCCTTGACTTGTACTACCTAATAAAGCTATTATAAAAGAAGCATTGCTTTTATCTTCTTTCATTAAAGTTTCAAACACTTTAAACACATCTTTTAAACCATCGAGTTTTTGTTGTTGCTCTTGTTTAAACTTTTTGGTTTCAAAGTTCTTAACAAACGCCTTACTAACCTCTCCATATCTCCCTCCAGTTACATAAGTTTTTCTACTTACAGCTTGAGATATGTTTTCGTTTTCTTTAGCAAAAACCGCATCTTTTAGTAAAACACCTAGCTCACCAAGACTCCCATCTTTTTTTAATAAACCTGAAGTAAAAAAGAAATTCCTTTTAGCAGCGCTGACACCAGCGTTAGCAAAAGTACCGTTAGTGAAAAACGACTTTGGAACTCTTGGAGCTAAAACGTTTAAAACCCAGTCTTGCATTTTTTTAACATCTTCAGGTTTTTTAGAGTCAATAAATTCAACATCAATTGTTTTAGCTATATACCTCCATCTTTTAGCTTCAGCCGCTAGTTCGTCTGACGTTTTTTCAAGAGTTTGGTTTTCTAAAAAAACATTAATATCTTCAACAGCTGCGCTTTTCTTAAACTTCATAGTAGAAGGTCTATCTATTTTCTTAGAAACTTTATCTGTAGTCTGTCCTTTATCTAAGAACTCTCTTTTTGTAGCAACGTCTTCAGTTTGAATAGTCTCCATGGTTGCGTCAAAAGCAAACTCTTCAGCTAACGCTTCAGCTAAAGCATCTTTTCTAGTACCCTTAGTAGATCCACCTACTTCACTACCTAAAAAGTATTTTATAAACTCTGCTTTTACTATTGGCTTTTTCTTAAACACTGGATTACCTTGAGGTGTCTTTTCTCTTTTTTGTTTTCCATTACTATCTAGTACAGGCTCTATAAAAGCTTTAAACCTTTTGTTCATTACACCTTGAGGTATAACTTCGAATATAGTTTCAAAATTATCTCTTAAAAAAGTCTCAAAAGCTGCTCTGCTACCCATAACATCTTTAGCCATAGTAGTTTTTAGCTCTGTCCTAAAAGCTTTCTGTAAAGCCGTTTTAAACTTAGGTGAGTCAATATCTGGCAGCTTGGTCCCAAACGTCTTAGAAACAGCGTCTCTAACTTTCTGAGTTACTTCAGGGGTTAATTCTATTTTTTTTCTTAAGCTTTCTCTTTCTTTTGTAGGTTTTACAGTTTCTGTTTCCACGCTGGCATCTTCATCTACTACAGATGTAGCTTCTTCGTTTATTTCTTGAGTAAACTGACTTTGCTCGTCTTTACCTAAGATTCTATCAGCTATCTCTATGTACCTTTTAAAACCAGTTTTTGTTGAAAAAGAATTGTTTATATAACCAGATAAAGGTGCTGTTTTTATTTTATCTGCTTCTTTTCGTTTTCCTTGACTAATTAAACCCTGCCTTTCAGCTTCTTGTTTTTTAACGTAAGCTGGGTAATCCATGACGGTTTCCATCATACCTCTTTTACCCGTAAGTATTTCGTCTGTTAATTGATCTTTGAATTCAGAAAACTTTGGTCTATTTCTATAAGAATCAGCCAAGCCTCTTGCTGTAGGTTCCATTAAATCAACTACATCCATTAAAGCAGCGTCACCTTGAGTCTCGTAAAGCTCATTTACTTTAGCTGAGTCATTAGCTGATAAAGAAAACTTACTTCCCTTCATATCAACTTCGCCTTCTGTAGCTTTTTTTATACCCTTGCTTAACTTCCCTTTTTCAACACTCTTACTGTATTCTCTTAAAAAATCATAAACATCTTTACCTGTTTCAAATTTTATCTGCTTAAATCCAGCAGCTCTAAGTATAGGTTTTATTAAATCACCTATTTTTGTCATTATGCTTTCGTTAAAAGAAATTTCTTTATCTTGTATAGCGTCAGAAAACATAGTCAAGTATTCGTCTGGGTTTTCTTTTAAATACTCTTCACTATATAATCTATTACCGTCTTTATCTACAGCTAAAACTCTCTTGTCTATAGCTGCGTTTTGCTCAGCAGTTAGCATGCTTCTAAAATCGGACACCAAACCTGGAGCACTACCTTCTATTAAAGCGTTTTTAAGAATACCATGTAGCAGTTCATGACTACCTACGTTCACTGCTTTTGTGTTTTTAGCTACTTCTTTATTTATAAATATAACACCGTCAATCACGCCTCCGTCAGCTGTACCAGCTTCTTCACCGTATTTAGCAACTACATCAGAAGCTTTTTCAAATGTTTCAACTTCTAAACCGTAAGACCCAGCTTCTTTTTCAGCAAAAGAAATAGACTTTTTTAATCTAGAGCCAACTAGCTCTGAGTCTGATATACTTTTAAGCTCATTGTTTATTTCTGTTATTTCGCTTTTTTGATTTTCAGAAAGAGCAGAGTCTAACCCTTCAACTTCTCGCTGAAGCTTGTCTCTCTTAAGTATAAGATCAAAAGCTTTCTCTTTGTTTTCAACGCTATAGTTTGATGGTATTTTTAAACCTGTGTTTCTAGCATTGCTAAGGCTTTGAAGCTCTGTGTTGTACTCTTCCTGAGATATCTCGTTAGTATCTAGCTTATTTTTTATGTTTGCTTCAGACTCTTTAAAGAAAGCATCGACTACCTTTATACTCTCTGCGTCTTTCAAATTAAATCTAGTGCTGACTGTTCTAGCTGCTTGTCTTGCTTCTATAGAAGACTGTCCAGCTACTTTACCAGCAAAAGGCATCATAACACCTATAAAACCACCTTGCTGCATAGATTGTTTTACTTCTTCTGGATCTAAAAAAGTTCTTAAATCTTTATCTAGTTGAGCACCTATACTTACTTGGCTTAAAATAGCTTGACCACCTTCAGTAAGCGCTTCGCCTGTACCTGAAACGGCCATGCTTTTTAGCTTCTTAGGCGCGTTTTTAATGAACTGTTTTACTTCTCCTTTAAACAAAGACGCTGTAGCTTTTTTAAAGTCAGTTCCAAGTCCAACACTTTTAGTGAAGTTTTTCATAACACCAGTAGCACCGACTCTTTCTAAGCTAGCTTGCATAACCGCAAAGGCAGCAGCTTCAGCTCTATCAGCGTATTTACCTCCAGCTATAGCGTTTGCTATGTTATCACTAGTAGGCTCAATGCCATCAGCCACTAGACCTTCTGTTAAAGCTGTGTAGTAGTTTGAACCATATTCTTGAGCAAATATTAAAGACAAACCAATTCCACCGCTAACAAGTCCACTTGCTCCAGCTGCTACTATTTGAGGCGTTGCCTCACCAAGGGAAAGCATTGCTTCCTCTAGAGTTATTCCATCATCAAAGTCTGACTCTTTAAACAAGCTCATTCTCTGTTCTTTTTCACTTATAGTTCCAACGTTTGAAACTATTCTCTTTATAGCACTATCTCTTTGCTTGTTTAATTCGTCTATTTTTTGTTTAGGAGAACCTTTAGGTGCATCACCTGTTTTTTTGAATCTTTGTAATTTAAGCTCGCTTTCTTCTGTTAAAGAGCCGTCGTCTAATCCAGCTTGTATTTCAAGTATTTTTTTGTCAATATCTGCTACACTACCATGTAAAGCACTAACATCAGCTTGCCTAAGACCAACGTTCATTTGAATTAATCCTTTTTTAGCTCCTTCAATAAAAGCATAAGGATCATCTTTTAGAAAAGAATCTTTACTACGGCCAAATTCTTTGTTTCGCTCAGCCATTACAGCTGTTGTTATATCTTTATATTGATCCTTTACTGTTTCAAAAGTCTTTGAACTCTCAAAAGGAAGAACTATTTCATCTCTTATATAGTTGTTGAGCTCTGTGTTGGCTTTATTAACTTCTTCAGGAATTGTTAGGTCATATTTACCTGATATAACTTGCATCTGCTCGTTAACATCTTCAGATGCTATAGCTTCAAAAGCTTTTCTTTCTATATTAAGAACTGGATCGTTTATTAAAGCTTGATTTACACCCTGATCTAAAGCGTTTTGAAACTCCTCATTCGTAGTGTACATGTCATAATCATCTGGTAAGTAAGAAGACACGACTTCAGCTAAGTCTTTAGTTGGTTTTATTTCGTAAGAATCTTTGTACTCGTTATAAACGGATTCTGAATAAGTAGGTTTAGCCACTAACTTTTGAGACAGCTTTAGTCTTTCTTTTTTTGTTTTACCTTTTAAATATTCAAACTTGCCAGTAGCGTTAACAGCGTCGCTAAGCTGCTGCTCATAGTCTTTTATTTGAGAATCTAAATCTCTTTGATCTCCAAACACTAATTCACCCTCTTGCTTATTAAGAGTTGTTGATCTTGGAGATTCTAAAACTCCATCTGCCAATTCTAAGTTCTCTTGTAAAACCGCTTCTTGATCTATTGCTGTTACACCCGCAGTTTCCTCCGCAACAGCTTCTTGGTTTCCCGACACTTCAGGAGATTGATAGTTTTCTATAACAATCTTAATATTTTCTTCTGATTCGCCAGCAGACACCATTTGCTGGATAATTGATTCTAATTCATTCATATTAATTTTGTTTGTATTTTTCTATCAAGTCTTGCGCTTTTTGAGCATCAGATCTTTTATCTTTACCACCTTCTCTTTTAGACTTTCTTTCGTCTAACAATATTTTTATAGCGTCTTTTACATCTTCCGCGCTAGCATCACCACCGTATTGACTTGCAACAAGTTCGTCTATAAAAGTTTCTAACTCCTCCTGTCTATTTAAGTTAAAGCTTACAAAGGTTTCTTTTTCTGGATCATCAGATGTTTTAGATGATGTGTATAATTCTATAACGCCACCATTAAAACTAACATCTACAATAGGTCTACCGTTTATTTCTTTGTTTTTAAAATAACTTTTATTTTTATTAGAGCTAGCTTTTAAAACTTCATTCATTAAGTTTTCTGCTCTTTTCTTGACTTTTTGAACTTTAATACCTCTATTAATAGAAGCCTCTGTTGGTTTTTTAGTTTTTACTTCTACGGTTTTTATTTCTCTAATTTGACCACTAGGGTTGTAGTATTTTTTATCTTCACCTTCACCTGAGGTTTCAAAAGCAGAAACAAGTCCAGTGTCTTTGTCATACATAAACTTTTTAGACATAGCGTCAGCTAATATATTTCTTTGAACAACAGGGTCAGATATATTGTTAAATTGATTCCAAGTCATACCCTCTGGAGTGAAACCATCTAAGTTAACTTCAAAAGTATTCTTCATGTAGTTACGATTATTCCTAGCAAGAACACCTGCGGCTGCTGGTGTAAAAACCTCTTTTTTAACTTGAGACTCTAAAGATTTTACGTTAACTTCTTTAGCGCCTAAAAGCTCATATTTACCTCCTCTTATAGGTACAATATCTCTTCCTTCTATTAAAAAACCTGGTTTAATACTGGTTGCACCAGCTCCTTTACCACCTACGATTGAATAATCTTTAGCTCTTTGGTTTTGCTCTGAAAAACTTGGAACTTCAGATATAAGACCCGCATTAACACCGTCAGCTGTCATGTAATCTTCAGCATTAAGCTTTACAGAAAAATCCTTACCATCTTCTCTTTTACCTGATATACTAAGTGTTAATTGCTCGGTATTTTCATCAAAGTTTAAATTCACTTTTGAAGATTCAGGATATTTGTTTTGTTTGTTTAAAACATTTATAGCTGACAGATAGTCTAAAGACTCTTCTTCGTCTTTACCATTAACTATGTAACTACCATCTTGGCCGTAAACACTAGGCGCTTGTTCTTTTATTTTCTTAGTCTCATCTAATAAAGCTCCAGTGAAATCACCCATTAAACCAACTACTTTCTCAGCGTTTCTAACTTTATTCTGTAAAAGTTTTCTAATTTCAGGGTCTGTCTCATTAACTAAACCTATTTGAGCATCTGCAGCGCTTTGAATATTTGTATTTATAACACTATGTATTTGGTCATCAATAGCCGTGTCAGTTTTGCTTACTTTAGATTTAAGATCAGATACTTTGTCATTCCAATAAACCTCAGTTTCATTTATAGTCTTACGAAGAAGCTCTGTTTTATTTCTTGTTTCTTTAGCTTTTTCTTTAAAAACTCCAGCTACTTGTTCAAAACCGCTTCTTACTCTAGCGGCTGTTCTTGCTTCTTGTGCTAATATACTTTCTCTACTCATTTTAAGCTATTTTTTTAAATTCAACGTCGATTCTTGAATAATCTACTAAATCATAGCCGTCGAATGGAATCACAGCTTCTTTAGGTATTTCATCAGACATAACGCCTTGGAATATACCATCACCTAGATTCTTATCAATATACTCAAACGAGTAAATTTTTAACCCACTATCAGAGACACCTATTCGTTTTATATTTTTCTTTAATCTTCTATCTGAAAAACCTCCAACAATACTTCCAAGACCGCTAGCAATTCCACCGTAAGCAGCATTTTGATTTCCTTTAGCTTGAGCTTTATTAGCTTCGGATTGCTGTTGTTGACCCGCTAAACGGTTTAACTGTTGCATGGTTCTGTCTTCTTCACCTTTAAATTGATAGTCTATTCCTTGAGCCTCTGCTGCTTGCATTCTTTGTGCTTCAGACATTTGAACATCCTGTAGTCTAGTAGCTTCACCAACCTTAGCTGCTTGTAACACTTCTTCTCCACGAGCGGCTGCTTTTGCATTATCGGCCTCTTGTTTTTCTATAGTAGCTGATACACCTTTTTTGCTTTCTAAAGCGGCTCTAGCTAAAGCCGTTGCGCCACCCGCGCTTGCTCCGCTGGATCTTAATGTATCTAATGTATTAGCTAAAGCTATATCTGCTTCCTCTGCTTGAAATTCTGCGGCTTGAGTTGCTACTCCTAGGTTTAAATAAGGATTAGACATCATTCCTGATAAATCCTTAGCCATTGAACTTACGTCTTCAAAATTAGCAAATGGATTTGGCACCGCTTGCCTGTTTGCTTCTATGCTTCTTATCTCTGCTGCTCTACCATTTGCATCGTTAGCAAACCCTTTAGCGGCTTGCTTTTCCTGGTGCGCAGATATTAAACCTCCACCTACAACCACCGCGGCTCCTATTGCTGCTACTACTGCCATAATTTATATATTTTTTATTATCTCATGAGAAGGATCTGGATCAACAGTCCAACCTAGTTTTTTATGTGTTTCAATTAAATGTTTGTTTCTACCTATGGTAAACATGTGTTTTTTACCAAGCCCTTTACATGTTGCCTCCGCGCTTGCTATAAGCAATTCTAAGGCATCTTTACGATCCTTATCTCTGTATTCTGGATCTGACACTATCCATTCTAATAAAACCGCGTCAGAGTTTGTTATATATAAAAAACCAGCTACTATTGGTTTACCTTCTTTTTCTATCATAAGACCTCCTTTGCCATTGTCTGGCAAAAAAGACTTTGGAGGATTAACCCATTTAGGCCATGATTCCCACCATTGACACAAAGTTTCCCAATCACTATCTTTTAAAAGTCTTGATTTTAATTCACTCATTGATTTGATTTAATATGATGATTCCTTATAATTACTAGACACTGAAAACAATTCGTTAGTTCCTGAATCAGGGTCGTTTGTTGCTGTTAAAACAGCTGTCGCTGTAAATCCTTTTATACCTGAAATTGATTGCCCAAAAATAACTTCACCGTCCATTGCTGGAGATATGTTTATTAAATTTGCAAAATATTTATTTTCTTTTTTCTTGAATTTGTTTTGAAACAATAAATTATCCATAGCTGCTAAAGATGTAGCAAAAGAATACGTGCCTATAGAGTGAGCCGAATCACCACTGTTTGTAGTGATAGATGTTAAAGCCCAATTACCTTCACCTTCGTAGTTAATTGTTTTAAAACTTTTAACAACAGAAGGTATAGCGTTGAATACAGTTGTTACCGATGAGTCATTTGCTGCTCCATAGAAATTACTTCTGTTTACTACAGATGGATCTTGATAGTGCCTCCAAATACCACCTTGGTAAGTTGAAAAGAATTCACTTTGAACACTAAAAATACCGCTAGGTGCATAACTATATCTACTAGTCCAACCGTTTATTTGCTCGTCAAAAGATAGTGTTTCAGTAGTATGAGTTGTGGAAGCTAAAGATAAAGTGTAACACTTGTTGTGCACGTCCCAACCGCCAATGGCTCTTCCGTTGTTAAGATTGTTTAATCGATCTCTAAAAAAGTCATACATACCATAATTAGATATTTCTGTTATGCCATCTCTAGAAAGCCTTAAAACAGCTCCCTGGTTAACGTCTGTAAAGTATTTTTGATACCCATATACAGCAAAGCTTTCAGGGTTTTTACTTATTCCAAATTCACCAGCGTATGGCGTTATAGCTCCTATTACCACGTTAGAAGCAGTCTGAATGGGTTGGCCTTCCTGAGAATATATAGCGTCTTTATCTATTAAAGCTCTATTAACTTTGTTTTCTTGAAATATAATTAAATTAGTATCTTCCGCATAAAGCTTTTGTATAGTTCCTTTACCAGGGTCGACACTTCTTGTTATATCTTGTCCAGAAGGAAATTGATTTGACTCATTAATACCTGTTCTAGAATTTAAAACACCAGAATAAGTAATAGAATTACCTAAAACTTGCTGTCTAGTATTGTCTGATCTTATAAAAGCTCTAGGTGCTAAACCTGTTTGAACATTGTTATAACCTCCTTTTATTCTAGCCTCTTCAACATACCAGTTATATGAAGAGGATATATCCCCTTCCACTAGCTTTTTAAGAATGTATGTGTTGTAATATTTTACTGGTATTGTAACTGCCATGTTATATTATAATTACTTATTTCTATATTAATTACCTTTATATTTAATTTATCTCTATATAGGTTCTGTTGGTCCTATATTTTGAGTACTAAACTTCACGTTAGTAGGGTACGTGTCAACGTTACCGTCAGTTTCATTTACGTAAAATCCAACACCTGTCGTTAAAACGTTGTAGTTTCCAGGTTGCTTATTTGGTGAATTTGGATTAGAACAGTTTTGATTTTCATGAGACCATCCCATCGTGCCTTGTACACTAGCGGTTGATGGAAGTCTATTTAAAACAGCGCCGAAGTTAACAATAGCACAACCGGTAAAGTCGTAGTTACCTAAAGTACCGCCAGCTGTATTTTTCATTCCAGGTCTTACACCAGCCGCCATTAAATCGTCTATTGTTGAGCTAGCACCACCAGACGCTTGCGTGAAAGGTTGAAGAATTGCACTTACTAAAACACCCTGTAACTGACTCACGTCATAACATGGGTCAGTTACACAATAACATGGATTAAAAGGACCTATACCCTGTGATGTGGTGGTTGAGGTTGAGTTTTGTGGGCCTATATCAGTAACGTATGTATCTCCTAAAGCATCGGTAAATGATTGATTGTAGTCCAAAAAAGTAGGACCAAACACCTCTGAGCTTGTACCACCTGGATTAGGGAATGTAAAAGGAAATGTAATTATCCGGGTCAATTGACCACCTCCAACACCTGAAACTATAGCTCCACCGCTATATATGTAAACAGGTTGGTCCGTCCAATTAGTTAACTGGCCTAACACTTGAGTATCAGGTCCGGCTCCAATCAAACGTGTGTATGGAAGTGATGATTTCCAGTTAGATAACTGGTCGCTAGTGTTCCAATCGCCAGCGCCATTAGTGTTGTTAAGTCTTTGGTAAGGAATCCATTGAACTGTACCTTCGTAGCTGGTTATAGCGCCTATCGTATAGTTTAGCGTAGACTCTTCGTTAACAGCTCCTAAGGTATCAGTCAATCTCATTTTTACAGAGTAAGAATAACCATTTTTGTTTCCTTCACCTGGGTAATTTCCATTAGTATCTGGTGCACCTGACAGAGTAAAAACTTGATAATCTGCAACTGTAGTTTGAAACGTAGGTCTATCCGTAGATCCAGAGGCTGTTTGATACCAAGCGTTAAAGCCGCTAGTTATAGTTTCTGTGACACCAGTGCTTTGTCTAGTTCTAGACGCTTCATATATAGTCCACCCAGAGCTGCTTGAGAATGTTGATTGACCAGGTGACGTTACTTTAGCTGACCCGTTTCTACCTTGAGGAGATTGACTAACTATAGTACCATTACCCTGCGTTGTAACTATAGTAGCGTTTGATTCTGAAGGTAGATCAAAGTTAATTAGAGTCGGGTTTGGGTTTAAAACCGTTGGCACAGAGTTTTCTAATTGAATTTCAAAACTTTGAGCGACTACCGTTCCGTCTTCTTGTTCTATATTTAAAACAAACTGATACCTGCCTCTCCAAGTTACATTGTACGCTGGCTCTTGAGATGATCCAGCATAAAAAGTGTCATTAGTTAAAACTCTATAACTACCTGGTGAAGCACCACTAGAAACAAGGAATTGACTAGTCACCGGGTTTATTGTATCTAACGTTTGCGTAGCTGGGTCGTAATTATATACTTGAAAGCTTTGCAAAGAAGTTGTAAGCAGTGGGTTACCTCCAGCTATAGGAAAAAAATCTGTTGTTATAGGAGTATTTAAACTTGCGGATTCTGAAAAGTCAGACTCGAAAGTCGTAAGTCCAGTTATATCAGAGCTAGTATTAACAATACTCAAGTTCAAGTCTGATATTAGATCTGCTGTAGAAGTCTCATAAAACAAGTCTAAATTAGAAACAAAAGGAGATGTTTCATAAACAGCTAATCCCATGTTTTCTGGGTATGGATAGTTACCATCACCTTCCGCAGGCAGGGTGTATAAAGTTTCTTTTATACCTATAGCGTTTCTAGTAGATATTTTTGCTAGAATTGGGTTCGTGTCGTAGTTGTAAACACTGAAAGAATTTACATCTCCAGAAAGTGGGTCTAAAGGATCTGCTGGCTGTAATTCTGGAAATGCGTTTAAAGTGTTAGCTATCAAATCAACTTTATCAGCAGAAGGCACAGGATCATACTGCACATTATAAGTAGAAAAAATACCGGTTGTAGATTCAACCTCCGTTATGTTTGTTACGCGCCCAAACATGCTGACATCACTGGTAAATTGGTTTTGAGTTGGGCCAACATCTTGTAGGCTTCTAGGTACTTTATTTACATTATCTGCTATCAAAGTTACAAAGCCAGTTTCACCTTTTTCTTTCGTTTCATCAACTATTGGATATCCATTAACTATGCCTGGTAAATATACATTGTAATAATCCTGTTGCTGTTGTTTAACGACAGGTTTATACATATAAAAACCTAAGGGGTTTATAGTGTAAGTAGCGTAAGTATGTTCTTTAGCTTGCTTGCTAGGTTCTGTTGTGACTGGGTTAGGTGTATTATCAAATAAATAATCAGTGGCAACCTCTTCATCTGTATAAAAAACAACCGCCTTCGCGTCGTTGTTATTATCTAAGATAGCTGTAACGTCGGAAATTTGAGTGTAATCTATGTAAAGTCCTCTTAGTTTTTGACCTGAAAAGAAATAATTCTGATAAGTTGCAGCAAAGTTAGGGAATAAAGACCTAACCGCATCCCCAGTACTAGCGCCTGTTGTGTATTTATATTTTTTACTTGATGTATATAAAACTTCTACTTTAATAACTACACCTAACTCAACCCCATCATTGAATGTTATCCTCGTGTAATCATCGCTATAAGTATTATAAGGCGACTGCGTGTAACTAGATTCTTCTTGAAGCACCCATCCATTTCCAAAGTTCTTAAAAACATTGAATGTATTGTCTAGACCTGTAGCATCTAAAAACAAAACAGAGGTATCAAAAACTGTTTGATCTAAAGTAGAGACAAGACACTGAGTTCCTAAACTTAAAAAGAAAGGATATAAAGCGCTAGGTGAGTCTGGAGTTCTTGAATCGACAGTGTAATAATTACCAGTTGCATAAGCTCCAGGATAACCTGATATACCTATGTCTCCCTCTGGTATTTGCTGTAAATAAAACAAAGCTAAGTTGTCACCTTTCCAATCAGCGACTTTACTTCCAAAATTACCTTTTTTATAATCATTAAAGTAGTTAGATCCAGGTTGTGGATTTCCATCAGAATCTAATAAACCGTCTTGAGACGACAGAACTACATCCGTATGTCTTCCGTACTTGTCAGCTAACACTAAACCTACTTGATAGTTTCTATTTTGCTTAGCTGAATGCTGTGGATATTCTATAAATTGTTGTGTTGATTTTTCTTTAGAACCTACGTAGTAACTTAAACTATCTGGAGCACTGTGGCTAGATAAGTAATTGCCATACATTATTCTATTGCCCGAGGTTTCTTGAGCTAAGGCTCTAACTGGCACTTTGTCAAAAACTCTAATGTTTTGAGCCTCCGGAAGAGTTGTAACAGGCAGTCTTGATTGGTAAGAGTATTGATATATATTAGTGCCGTTTAAAGATGCTATAAAAGAATCATTAACTCTAATAGTTTCTATAACTTTAAAAGCTAAAGAATCTGACTCTGTAAACAATATATCTATTTCAGTTATCTTGTAATTAGTTATAACATCATTGCAGGGAAGTGTTATATTTAAAACAGCATTATTTATAGAGTTCTGCATCCAATCAACAACTGTAGTTACAAAAGCGTTGTTTTCGTCATTATTAACAAATCTACCTTCTTGGTGAGGTATAAAAACGTCTTGGCTAAAAGGAGCAACAGTAGAGTACTCGTTATCTTCAAACTTAAATCTATAACTAAATCTAGCAAACTTTTCAGATAGAAAATCAGGATCACCATTCCAACCGTTATACCCAGCGTCTCTAATAACTCTAACAGAATAACCATCTCCAGTGTTTCCGTCTGAGTTTTGTGTTATGACAGCTGTTGGATTCCATTGAGCGTAGTTATTGGTAGCTGAGTCACTAGCCCAAAACCTACCAGCTGTTGTTAATGAGTTAAAACCATCCCCACCCGTACCAGCTGTTCTTCTATATCCAGCTGGTTTAATGTTAGTACCAACTAAATTATTACCTTCTTGGTAACCAGGAGCTGTAACATCCCATAGATCTATAGACCTCCAGTTTTGACCTGAAGACGATGGACCAGCAGATATGATATTACTCCATTCAGCAGCTGTAGGTATTCTAAAACCAGTTGGAGCAAGTTGTCTTGGATCTAAAACAGCCCACTTGTTATATAAAATTCCGTAAGTAACACCATTACCTAGAGAGTTGTCATAGTAGCACCACCTGCCTTCTTGAGCTACATCAGCAGCGTCCCATTCAGTCCTGCTTTGCGCTTCAATTATTTCTTCTCCATTTCTATATCTTTTTACAGCTAAATTTTCTGTGCTTAGGTCATATATACCTACCTCAACGATAACAGGGTCTTGAGCGTCAGACATGGTAGAAGGTTCTAGGCTATCTGTGTAGTTAGCAAAGTCTTGTGGATTAGCCCTAAGATTTGTAAATTCAGGAGCCTTGTAGGGAGAAAATTTAGCTACAGATATTTGGTCTTCATTGAAATAATGAGTACCTGGGGCAGCGTCTACTTTTATTTTTCTAGGTTGATTTCTATTGTCAGTAAAAAATAACTGGTTTTCAATTAAGCTAATACCATTCATGTATTCTGTTGTGGAAAAGTTTAAAAAACTTCCACTAACAAGTGTTACATTTATATTAGTTATAGTATTGTAAGCACCGATAGTGCATGTGGCATTAAAGGGTGCTTTAACCTCTGACGTGTGGTTTGTTCTAAAATAGTAAACTATAGAGTTTGTTTCGTCTACGTATGTTCCTATTATAAAATGGCCACCTCCAGAAAGTAAAGACGTTTGAGAATTGCCTCTAATAGACTCTAAAGCTCCAACGTCACTGTTTTCTGATCTAGAAACAGCTATATTTAAAGCGTCTCTGTATTCTGAGTTAGGAATTAGTCTTTCGTCTAAATCCTTATTCATTTTAGATTTTATAAAACTATTTTTAGCTTCTGCCATTTTATTTTAGTGTTTAATCTGTTTAGATTTACCTCTCATTACTTGAGCAATTTCGCCTAGTTTAATATTAGATAACCTAATTTTAGCGTTTCTAAGTTTTGCGCTTTTTTCTCGTTTAAGCCTCTGAACAACGTATTCTGGTTGGTTTCTTCTTGTAGATATTACAGCATGCAATATATACGCGTATAAAGCTTCCTCAGCCATTTTAGGTACTCTAGAGTCCATGTCATAAGCTAAGCCATCTGATACGTATTCTAACAATATTAAGTTACCAACTAAACCGCTAGAAAAAGACATCTTACCTTCTCTTTCGCTGAGATTAAAATAACCATTGCTTTGCGCGTATTGAGGATCTAAGCCATACTTTTGCCCCCAATCTCTACGTATTAAAGAACCGTCTTCTTGAAAAGAAGTTCCATAAAAATTAGAACTAGAGCCCGTGTCTGGGCTAGAGTTTAAGTAATTATTTAAGTCTTGATTGCCAGCACTATGCCATCTTTCTTGTATAATAGAAGTACCCTCTATGTTGTTACCAAAATTGTCTTGAGTAGGTATACCTGTAGAATCTTGTATATTAGTATAATAAGGACTATTAGTCAAGTTATTAGTAGGGTATATAACATGTTTAACGCCAAATCTATCTATCCAAGAAGTTCTAACGTAATTTACGTAGTCTTGAGGTAGCGGTAGTGTTAAGCTTGGTGGAATCGTTAATTCCGATGTCTTGATGCTTTTTAAAGTGTCAAAGCTAAATTCTTGTAATCCTCTCTTAGCATGAAATATTATATCCGTTCTTTTTACGTTAGGTATTAACTTTTCATTACCTACATATGCTACTAAAAAATTATTTATAACATCATTTAAAGTTGTATAAGCGTAACCCCCATAGTTGTCTTCAACCACTTGACCGTAAGCTTTTTCTGTATCGTTGTTACCATATTTCCCACCTGTTAATATTTTTAACTGAACGACTACATACAGACTACTAGCAGGTTCTGATCCAACTGGAAAGGTTATAGTATTGCCAGACACTGAAAACTCAGATAAATACTCTAAATAAGTGCCAGGAATTCCTGTTGGGCTGGTGTAAAGTTTAAAATTATTAAGAGTGTACTCCGGTAAATTCTCGTCCCATGTTTTAAAACACAAATCGGTATTAAAGTCTGTAGTAAAACCAGCATCGCTATAGTTGTACCCTCTAAATTCTTGAGCGCCTTCGTAGTACTGTCTAGCATTCTCAGTTATCAATCCATTACTTTTCGGTGTTATAGCCATTTTTTATTAACTTTTTTCGTTTTGTTCTTCTTTTTGAATTTCAGCTGAAGCTGCTTGAACGATCGTGTTGTCTTTTATTACTATCCCTGCGTATAACAATATCTGTAATATAACGTTTGTTTGCTCTGTTTTATTTAATTCAAAATCAACAGAAGTATCAGGATCCCAAACATAATAACCATTAACAGGCGTAGATGTGTTGAAGTTCCAAATAACATCGTTTGGTTTTCTAATATAAGTAGCTTCTATATTACTACTTATGGTTTGTGGGTGAATTATTATCTTATTGTTGTTATATACATAAACCGGATAATACTCAGAGGGTTTAGTTATTGAAGATAAGTTAAGCAAAGCTAATTCATTTCTTTGTACTGGCTCAACAGCTTTGTCTCCATTATACAAAACAGTACCTAGCTTGTAAAAGTTTTCAGGATATAAAACAATTCTTATTTGACTACCTGTTGGAATAGCTCCGTTAGTTAATAGAAGAGCACCACCTGTTATACTGTAATCTAAGTAAGGAACTCCAGGACTACCTATTGGAGACTCTAAAGTAACAACTACATTACTGGTTTCTACTTGTGCTTGTGTTATTGAAGTAAGTGGATAAGAGAGTATAGTATTTTGAGTGGCAATTACTTGAGCGCCACTAGCTCCACCTGAAGCAGCTGGCGTTGAGAAAAACGCTTGTGTTGATGCTGTCGCAGGGGTGAAAGTACAAGGTCCTATTTCTTTAAAAGTATCTAGTGACTCTTGAGCTGTTTTAAGTCGGTTAGAATATTCCGTCTCGTTTTGTGGCCCACGTGATTGTTGGTTTATTGTTTCAAAGTAAGTATCAACAATGTCTAACTGAACTTGAGTAGCTAGCTTGTTAAACTCACTAGGAGTTAAGTAACCTCTTTGTTCTTTGTTTATTATTAACAAGACTGTTTTATAAACTTGATCTACGTTTATGGCCATTTTATATTTTTATTAATTATAGCAGTTAGGCCACTTTTAAAGTGACCTAGCTACTACATAGTATTACTTGTTTTTATAGTTTTTTATCTATAGACTTGTAAATTTCTACACCTTCATCGGTTTTTAAATAAGCCGCGAAAGCTGAGAAAGGATTTTCGTCAAATGGTACGTTCATTAATTTTCTACCGTTTGATCCCCATGTGAAAACTCTTTGGTCTTGAGATAACTTAATTATGCTTGCCTCAGAAGCTCTGATAGCAAAGTTTCGTAGCATAACGTTTTCGTCGTTAGCTAAGTTTATAAACAATGCAGGGTTTTGTCTAGCAAATAAAAGTAAGTCTCTTCTAAGCTCTTTAGAACTCATCGAGTTAACTTTAGATCCTAACTCAACTCTTAATATTGCCTCTGCTTGATCTACATCCATTGATCTAGCTGCATTTAAAGCATCGATTTGAAGATCTAAAACATCAAGTTCGTCTTCTGCTTTTGCAACAGCACTAAACTCTTGATATATCCTATCTTTTAATGGGTGATATATAGATAACAACTTCTGTAAGTTTTGTTTTTCTTTTGGTACTACTAGTTTCCCATCCAAAAACATGATGTGACCCATAGTACATTCCCCTTTTTGTTCATCTGCAAGTGGAGAATCTTGATTTGTTGCATATCTTATTTCTTTTTGTACTCCAGCTATAGGGTCAAAATAAAGTAAAGCATGTTTTCTAGTATGTTTACTAGGTATTGTATGTGTTAAAGGTGTTTTTCTACCTTTTAAGTAGTAAACTCTATCTTTAATTTCCCACGTTGGTTTTGTAGGTTTTTGTGGTGCAGTTTTAACTGCTACCTCTTGAGGTGCAACCTCAATTGTTTCTGCTGTAGCTTTTTTAGCCATAATATAATATAATTAAATAGTTTAAAATTGTGACAATAGCCATAGTATATAACTAGTAAGGGGCTAATGTCATATAAAAAATCCCCACCCGAAGGCAGGGATTATTATTGTTAAGTTACTATACTCCTTTGAAAAGTACAAAGTTGTTAGCAGCTTGAGTTACTAAACATCTTTCAGATAGGAAGTTTACTTCCATAGCATCTAAAGTTGATGTGTAAGCTCCTCCAGCAGAACCAGTTAACCAAGACTTCATACGACGATCATCAGCTTGTGAAGCTCTGTATCGTACGTGTAAGAATGGTCGACGAATGTTAGTTCCTAAAACTTGATCGTAAACAGTAGAAGTTCCAGCAGGAATTAATACTCCTTCGATAGAGCTAACACCATCAATACCTCCACGAGTAGAAGCATCGTTTAAGTATTTCCAGTCAGTCTTATAGAAATCGTAAGATCCTCTACGGAAACCGCTAAATCCTAAGTTCAAAGCCATATCTTCTGAATTTTCAAATAATCCAAAAGAGCTACCACCTTGGTAAAGTCCAGTAGAAGGTCCACCAACACCAGCTAACATATCATCAAAATCAAGAGATGTTTGTCTTTGTAAGAATAACATGTTTTCTTCAATTGCTCCTTGGGTATCTAAGTTTTTCAAGATAGCATCAAAATCAGCTAATCCAGTAGCAGCGGTAAAACCTGTGTTTACATTACCACGATCCTCGATAGCAGCAAATAAACCTTGAGTACCAGGTAAAGCAGCAGCACCGTAATTAGCTAGTGGAGAACCGTTAGTGTTTAATTCGCCTTCAACTACAGACATTTCTAAGTGATCTTCAAAACGTAAACGAGTTTCAGATTCAGCTTTTAAATACCATAAATATCCAGATGTTCCATCTTCAGTTGCAACTTCAACCCATCCAATTTGTGCCATATCAGATCCAGATACTACGTATTGATCTCTAATAATAACAGGAGAGTTTGCGTACTGAGTAAGCACAGGCTCTACACTAACTCTGTCAGCAGAATTTCCACCACCAGCGCCAATGCTAGTTCCTTTACTATACGCAGAACCGTATACAAATACTTTCAAAGTAGCTGCAGGTGTTGCAAATCCATCAGTTGTAAGAGAAGTAGCTCCAAAAGGTTGTACTGTAATAGTTCCAGCAGCAGCACCTGTTCCGGTTACAGCTGTAACAATACCTTTTGATTCTAGTCCAGCAGGATCTAAAACAACTACAGTATCATTTATAGATATAACATTCAAAGCAGTTGCTCCACCACCTAAAGTGATTATAGAAGCTTCGTTAGCTCCAGCATCTACAAATGAACAGCTGTCATATGCAATATGTAATCTATTTTGTTCTGACCAGATTACTTGATCTGAAGTCATTGGTAATTCAGCACCTACCATGCGTAAGAATCCAGATAACGTACGGTTTCCGTAACGCTCTACTTCTTGTTCATAAATTTCAGGTAAATACTGTTGTGCGAAAGTTCCGCCTCCAGCGGCATCGTTAAATGTTAGGTAGTTTGTGTTTAATACCTGCTGCGTTTGAGAAGGTACTATACTACCAAATGGATTATCTAATCCCATAATTTTTAGTTTTTTTAGTTAAATTTTTTTGTTTTAATTTTCAGCTTTGAAGAGTCCATGCCACTAATAGCTTTAACTTTGAAACCATTTACAAAAACATTACCGTCACTAGTAGGCCTTGGGCTTGTACTAGGGTTTTTTGAGCTGTTAACAACATCTCTTACGGCATCAGCTTTACCTTGTTCGTAAAAATGATTAGCTAGTTTATCAGTATTCATGGCAGCGTATAGAGCTTTGTGATATTCTTTGTGATTTATAACATTACCGTCATCGTCTAAGAACTTCTTAACGAAATTGTTAATGTCAGATTGTTTTTCAGCAACAGCATCTTTGTTTTGTAATCCGTATCTAAACTTTTTATCTCCAACTTCGAAATCAAAACCTTTGAAGTCGTCATTGAATAATTCTTTAGTTTGGGACTTAAACTGATCCTGCTTCTGCACAGCTCTACTCTGGTCTTCTTGGTAGCGATTGAAAAAATCCGTAGCTTTTTGTTGGTCTTGAGTTACGCCCGGTCTCAACTTGATCTCGTCGTAGTACTTACTCTTTGTTTCCTCTAAAAAGTTTTTGGCTTTAGCAACCTCTTCCTTTAACGCAAGCTTTTTTTTGCGTATATCTATATCCTCATCTAATTCTTCGTCATAACTATAGTCTTCTAATAAAAGACTCACGTCATCGTTTTCTAGATAAGGTTTTGTTTTTAAATAATATTCTTTAAGCAACACCTCGTCAGACACGTTTGAATAGTCAGCGTTTAATCTAACATAGTCTTCAACCGTTCCACCTGTGTCTTCCATGAAAGAAACTAATTTCTCTACATTTTCAGGTAAAGCTTTTCCTAGTATTTTTTCATCTCTCAAAGCTTCTTTAGCTTCTGTTACCACTTGTTTTACCTCTTCTTTCTCTTTTTCAGTTACCTCTTGTATTTGTTGAAAATCTTGAACAGCTATAGGTTCTGGCACGGAAACTTCTTTAGCTTCTTCTTTGACAGGCTCTTCACTAGGTATTACTACCTTTGTAACTTCTGGTTCAGTTTCAATTAAAGGTTCTTTGATGTTAACCTTTATAGGTCCATCGTTTTGTGGTGTTAATTTTTTTGGAGTTTTCTTTTTAACTTTAAACTCACCTTCCTGCTTAACAGGTTCTTCTTGTTTTACTTCTGACATAATATAATATAATTAAATAATTGTGTTTACTCTTTATCTAGGACTGAACTGTTCTAAGCCAAAACCTCCTAGGCTATCATTACTTGACTCAAAGTTTTTAGGTAACAAGTCATTTTTTCTTTGATCTATTAACTCAGACTGTTGAGTTGCTTGGATTTTAGTTCTTTCGTCTTTTCTATCTTCTATTTCTTTTTCTCTTTCAGCTTCTCTTTGTATAGTAGCTTGAGCTAGTTGCATTTGATAATTAAACTCTTCTGCCATTAACTCTTTTTTAATTGCAGCCTCTGTTTGCATTCTTTGCGTTTCAAATTGCGACTTAGCTTGCTCTATATTAACTTTTTCTTGAGTTAAAGCTTGTTGTTTTTGTACTTCAAATAAAGCTGCTTTTTCTGCACTCTCAGCATTAGCCTGAGCTTGGGCTTGTATGTTAGCCATTTGCTTAGCTTGCTCTTCTTTAGCTTTAACAGCTCTTTTTTGCTTAAGCATTTGATTTGCTAGCTTTAAGTTTTTAACCTGTCTAATATCTATAGCATCGTCAAGGTCAATGCCACCTGCCTGCAAGGCTATTTGTACGTTTTGTTCTAAAAGTTGTTTTTCTTCTTCGTCTGGTTCTAATTCTAAAAATATACCAAAGTCATGTAAATTTAAGTTTTGAACTTCTTTAAGCGTGCCTACGTTGTACGAAGATATACTTTGTTGTAGAGCGTTAGCTGTTAATGGATTGTTTAATACATCAGAAATCCTAAGAGATATGTTTTCGCAGGTTTTAAGGGTTAAATATAGACTAGACTGTAATATGTGTCTAGTTGCAACATTGGATGCATTAGCAGCCATCTTTTGCAGTCCTACCAAAGAGTTTTTATCCATAGCAGAACCATCTCTAGCTTCATTCAATCCAGTTACGTCACGTATCATTTGTAAATAATACTGATAAGTTTGTATTAAGCTTTGTATTTTAGCTTGTCCGCTGGAAGAATTAAGCTCTTGAATAGGTACTTTACCTCTGTTTAATTCACCGTCTTGGGTGAGCGATCTACCAACTATAGAACCAGTCTGAAAATACATATTTAATGCTTCCGCAGGGTTGTAGTTAGTTCCATTACCAAGATCTACCTCAGCTAAACCATCCATGTCTAAGAAAACACCGTCTGGCACTATTCTAGACATAACTTGTTGCAGTTTCAAATGAGTCAATTGAATCATATCAGCAAAACCAGTTACCTTACTTACGATAGAGTCTATGCGACCTTTGTACATTCTAGGTGCCGTTATAGCGTAATTCATTTCTACTTTAGTAGTGTCAGCAAACGGTCTTGTCATATTTTCAGACATTTCCCATTGTAACATTTCTTGTGTTCCAATTATTTTAGCGCCAGTATATAATACTTCAATAGATCTAGAAACTCTTTCAAAGTTATCGCTAGGTGGTGGATTAAAAGCGTCTGTTTTTTCAATAGCTTTTTCTAAACCGTTATTTCCAATTTTAATCTTAAAAACCTGGTCCATATAAGTTTTGTACTCAAAGTACATGACCTGTACAGTGTTTTCATCATAATTTCCCCAACCTGATATGTATTGACGGTTTCCAGGCATTGATTGTATTCTCTGTAATTCCTCATCTGTTATATGTGGAAACTGCTTTTTAAGCTCAGGTATTGTAACAGCTTTAACCTCACCTACGTAGTAAACGTCGTCAAAATTAGGGTCTTCCGTGTAAGAATACACCATATAAGCAGGATCAACATAATCAACAGTTATACCGTTAGATGTGTTAAAGTTTGTTTTTACCGCTGCAATACCTAAAACTGTTAGATCATAATTTAATCTTCTTCTAGTTAAATCCCATTTATTAAAAGCTAGCGTGTTTGAAATAGCTTCTTCTTCAGCTATTTCTATAGACTGCTTGTAAGAAAGTTGCATATGTAGGTCAAGTTCTTCTTGAGTTTCCGGCAACTCATTTTGAGGTAAACCAGAGTTCATAAAGTTTTGTCCTGTTACAGCGTTAGCCTTTGCTATTAAATCTTTAGAGTACATATCTCTAAGTATAGCTTCAGCGTAGCCACTACGTTTTTTCATAGACTCAGGGTCTTGAGCAAACGCTTTAATGTCATATGTTTTATTAGACATACCGTTAACAACTATGTCTACAAACTTAGATATAACAGGTACAGGTTTCCAGTCTAAATTAAGATAAGACAAATCACCGTTTATGGACAATTCATCTTTGTATTTTTGAGTAGATTGCTCTCCTCTAGCATAAAGTCTTAGTTGGTGAAAGTTGTTTGAATTACTTAAATATCTATTACCACTAGTCCTACCCTGGTCAAACCACTCGTTTTCAATAGCTTGAGAAACCTGCAGGCCGTAATCCCAGCTTGCTTTCTCTTCGTCACTAACAACTTGGCTAGGAAAAGCACTATTGGTATTTGTGTATATCTTCATTTATTTTATTATTTTAGACATCGATCCTTTGTTGTCATATCTTTTTATTCCTAAATCGTAAACCTTTCTTTGAACCGGGCTTGATGGAGCGTACCTATGTTTGTTGCAAGCCATTAAAGCTAAGCCAGAGCTAATAGAAGCATCGTGCTTTGTTCTGTTGTTTATATTAAATTTAGCCCAGTCTTCTAATGTTCTTTGAAAATACATATCACCATATCCAGTTTCCTTTAAACCAACAAATAACTCAATGTATGTTTCAATTGCAGCAGCGTGTGCTTGCTTTATATCTTCACTTGAATTTGGTATTCCACCAAGTTCTCTTTCTGTGACCGATAGCTTATTGTAACTTTTATCTGGTCTATTTATAGAAAAACCTCTATAACCTCTTCTTTTAAAATGGTATAATAATCTAGGTTTGTTATTCTCTGCTAGTATCGGCATTCCGTAAAATACGCAAGCCATTAGAACATCTTCAAAAAATATTTCAGCGGTTTGTGGTCTAGCTATATATTCTAAAAAGAAATGATTTGGAGGTACGTCCTCCATGCTAAACTTAGTTAAACCATGTAAAGATCCATTAGATCCTCTTTTGTCAACCGTACCTGATATATCATAACTATCACAACCAAAAGCTCCGCAGTGTTCATTGCCTGGATATTTAAGTCCACCCTTTATTATCACACGATTTTGTAGATTTAAAGGTGGAACCCAAGAAACTCTGAACCTACCGTTTTTATTTGGTACAAATACAACCTTTGTGTCTTTTTCTCCGTTTTGCCACTGAAAACTTCCTTGAGTAACGTTGATTGAGTTTTTAAGATCTTCATTGAAATCTATTTGCTCGTATATTTTTGTTAAATTGAATAAAGATTCTTTAGACTCATCTCTAAACGCGTGTTTTGTTGTGCGTGGAAACTGTCTATAAAATTCATTTAAACCGTCTTGATCTTGTTTTAATCCTTCTACTTCGTTATCCCAGTATTCTATTACACCTTGAGTTATAGTGTCTCCAAGAGGACCTACTACTTCTTTTTTTGGTGTGTTGAATACAGGAAAGCCATAAGAATCAATGTAGCCTTCGTAGTTCCATTCCATAGGTATGAACAAAGAATAGAGTCCTGAGCGAGTCTGTCCATTGGCGTTTCTTTGTGTAACGTCTGAATCATTGTAAAGTTTTTTAAAGTTATCTCCTCCTTTATCTAAAGCATTTGATGTTGATCCCATCATACACTTACCTATAATTCTTGAACCTAGTCTTAAACAAGTTCTTGTAACCCTCCAATTGTTTAATATGTTGGTAGGTCTTTCCCACTTTCCACTTTCATCGTGTACTAGTAGTTTTAATTTCTCACCGTCATACGAGTTGTCTCCCGTGTTTTTCCAGTCGATCGTTGTGTCGAGGCCGGTGATTTCCTGTAGCTTCTCGTTTGAGTCGAGTTTACGCCTTGTGAATTTCGAGGCTGGAACTCTGTATGCCAGTTCGGTTTTTGGGCGATCCATACCGTCTTGTATTGGTTTAAAGAAAAATGGATAGTTGACTGATATTGGGACAACTTTGTCAGTAAACATTTTCTTTGCATCGGGTCCAGATTTCGAGAGTATACCAAAGCGTGCATCTGTAGATATTGTTGCTTGGTTAACTGTCTCCCCGCTTGCCATGAACGAAAAACCGGATCTTCTGTTCTTAAGGTAGCACATCCCATAGCTACGCGTGTCGGCTTTACAAGCTTCCCAGAATATGTAGAATAATCTGTTTGATTCCCTAAAGTCTGGTTGCCCGACGTCAATCTTACTCCACTGCAAGTACATATAGTTAGTGCCAGTAATATAAGTAGGCTTGTCTTTGTTAATAAACCAAAAACCCTCTTCACGCCTTGTAAATTCTTTATCAATGTAATCATACCACTTTTCTTTAAAATCTAACGGGTATTCTTCCCAGTCAAATACGGATTTAATTTTACTTAATTCTTTTGGGTATTCAGTGTGCGACCATTTGTTTCCTTCGAAGGAAACTATTTCTTTTTCTTTTGGCAAAGCTATAACAAGATCTTGTATCTCATATATCTCACCTATTTCGCCAGTTTTACTTATAACTATTAAGTCGTGTTCTTTATTGTACCCATATTCCCACTTCTTATACCTATTCATTCTCTTTAGAACCTTAGGCTTTATGTGGTCTTCTAATACTTTATATAAAGTTTGCTCGTACATTATTTAGATCTCCCTTCTGCAAAGCCTCTAAAAGATTTCTCTTCTTTTACTTCTACTGGTTTTTCATTTAACATATTCTCTTCAGCTTCTATTCTATTTAATATTTCAAAAGCATCGAATATAGCTAGCTTTTTTGTAGCTGCAGCATTCTTTAATCTATCAGCTGATATATCGTCATCTGAATCAACAATAGCTTCTTTAGCTACTTTGATTAACTCCTCTACTGCTTTCTGCCCAGCTTGGATTATATTCAACTTCGTTTCCTTGGTATTCATATTTAATTACGATATCATTAGATTTCATACAGTATAATCTCTTGCCGTCAACTAAAAACTCCCATTCTCCATTTGGCGTGTAACCAACTAAGTCTCCTGAGTTGATTCCTAGCGCATTTAAGGAGCTATTGTCATATTTTAATATACCAACAAGACTCTTCTCTTTATCTAGCGTTAGAGATTCTGTATCTTTTATGGGTGAAATAAAGCATCTGTCTCCAAAAGACCTCCACTTGTCACCTTTATTATATAAATAGATTTGATCTATTGCGCAAAAATGCAAATCATCTTTGAACCAAGACCTACTTTTTTTCTTATTACCCTTCATGTCATAGAATACTCTAAACACGTTTTGGTGTATAACAATTATATCACCAACATCAATACCAGTATTAAAAGCTTTAGGTGTTTCTATTACTTTAGCTAGTCTATTTACAAACTTGAAGTCTTCAATCTTTGTGTTTAAAACTAACTCTTTATCACCTATTTTTATTTTATTACTGTATTTTTCACCTAAAGGTTCTACTATAAAGTCGTATAATCCTTTCAATACTCCAAATCATATTCAACAGATATTGCCATGTGAGAATTGAATTTCTTCCATGGCATTACCTCGTTGTTTTTCTTAATGTGAATATTGTAAGAGTTATCAGACTCGTCAAGAAGTATATGTGAGATCTCGTGACCTCCATAGACTTGTTGACCTACAGAATAATGCATTGCATCATTTTTGTAATCAGAACCAATACTTATTTTTCTTACAACAGATGACATATTAAGCCTTTTCTAGCTTAGAGTCAGCTTCAATAGACTCATATTCGCCTGTCTTTAAGTCTATATTAACAGGTCCGTACTCTTTTTCTAACACAAGTTTAAAGTCTTCGACTTCTTTATTAGCATCTCCAACTTGATGCAATAAACTGTGTTTTTGAGATTCTAACACGCCTATTTGATTAATCAAGCTCATTAGCTTTTCTTGGCTTGCATTAATTTTTTCTAAATGTTCTTTTGTGATTTTTTTACTCATTTGATTTAATTTAATTGTTTGTTATTGATTTTGCTTTTTCCCAAGTACGACCTACAAAGTAGGCTCCGTATACGGTTACTAGTAACGTTTGAAATATTGGTATATATTCTTTAGCTAGTCCAAACTCACCAATGTTACCATCAAAAAAAGCTAAAGACGTAAAAATTACAGTCAGATATATTAAGATCATTGGTCTAATGTTTTTACTTAAAAAACTATCAGACTTCATATCTGCTTCCCAACGCTTACTAACCTCTAATTGAGCTTTAGTATCTGCGTCTTCTAGTATCTGCTGTATTTGCTTCTTTACTTCTAACCTCTCTTCTTCGGTTGTAGTAAGCTTGTCGATGACGTTACCAATCTCTTTGATAACGCCACCTGATAGCCATTGAATTATTTTTTTCATTAATTACAACTCTTACAAGGATGTCCACTTCCTCTGTTTTTACGTTTTGATGGACCACTGCTTAGATTTAAACCTTTTTTCCTTTTGCTTTTAGAACTTCCGCCAGAGTCTAACACCAAAGGCTTCTTTTTCTTAGGTGTAGGTGTAGGTGTAGGTTTAGGTGTAGGTGTAGGTTTTGGTTTATCTGGTACGAAAGTTGTGTTAAGGTTTGATCTTGTTTCGTTTTTAGGCGGTGTTGTTTTACCTTCTTTAATTTTTATGTATTTTTCTGGATTGTCTTTTATCCATTGTTTTTGTTTAGCTTTTTCTGTAGGATCTGTAGAAAATTCTTTTTTTGTTCTTGGTGTTTTTGTACCAGGAGTCTTTCTTCCTTCAGTTATATTAACATCTGTAAAAGTACCTGAAACACCTGCTTCATTTTTACCTTTTCTAGTAGTCGACGTTCTACCTGTCTCTACCCAACCAGCTTTTGTATCTTGCAGTAGAGGTGTGCCTGCTTTAACTTCTTTACTAGCTTTTCTATCCGCTATAGCTTTAGCTTTTGATTCAGCTGAAGATTTAGCGTTGGCAGCTTTTTTAGAAGCGCGCACTTCTTTAGCGGCGTTTCTAGCTGACATCTTAGCTTCTTTTTCTTTAGCGCTAGCAGCTTTTTTAGCAGTATTTTTTACGCTTCTAGCTTCTCTTTCTGCTAATAGCTTTTTGCTTTGTCTTATTGTTTTTGTTTGAGTTGTTCCTTTTGTTACTTTACCGCCTTTAACTGTAATTCCTTTTCCACCTTCTTTTAAAGTAGACTTTACATCTTTCTTTAATTGTCGTCTTTCTTTTCCGCTAAGAGCTTCGCCTGTACCTAAATCACCAACAGTAGTGTATGATCCGGTCCCTGATCTTTTAGTGACATCTTTACCAGCAAGTCTAGTAAACACATTTCCAGTCTTATTTTTGTATTGACCACCTTGAATAGCCGTATCAAGACTAGAGTCCGTGGTAGCGTTTTTTGATATAAATTTAGCGGCTTTTCTTATCGTCTTATTAGACATTCTACCTCCTTTTACATCTACTTCTTTCGCAATGTACTTCTCATTATCCGCAGCTTCTCTTGCTGCTTTTGCTGCTTCTTTAGCTGCTCTTCTAGCTTCTATTTCCGACTTTTGGTTTAGTGGAGATTGAAAAGACACAGGTACACCTGCTGACTTACTTAGCGGACTATAATCCGCGCTTCTTAATTTAAACGCCATGTTTTTTTATTTATAGTTTTTTCTGTTTATTATTAATGTTTCATTGTAATCTCCTGTAAACTTGCACTCTAGCTTGTTTTCATCTATAACAGTGTACGACATCAAAATTTTATAACCGTTTTTTTGGTTGTAAATTTTAGTTGTCATAGTTGTATCTGTCTGTGTTAAAATCTTTTCTTCAAGTTGTGCGTGTTCTTTAAAACTGTAATTTATAATTTGTAAAACCTCATAATCACTTACTAAAATAACTGTTTCGTAAGTAGATCCAGGCGTTACCCAAACACCCTCAAAAGATTTTTGAGCGCTAGATGTTAGTATTGTAAAAAATAAAGACAATGTAATAAGTAATTTTTTCATAATATTAAATTTAATTGTTATAATATAATAATTACATATAATTTAAAATGTTTATTTTTTAATTGGTGTTTCTGTTACGTATTTCGCGCTAGGAAATTTATAATCATATCCTGGGTACATTATTTTTGTATATCCTCGGTCGTCAGTACCTAGTACTTTAAACTCGACTCCTTTCATTGTTATATCACCTCCTTGTATAATATTTTGAGGCTTGTTAACATCAGGGCTGTTTCTTAAATAACCTGTCTTAGATGTCTTCATTATGCTCTTCTATAAGCCTCAGCTTCCCAAGGTAAGTTTTTAGCACCTTCTTTCATTTGTGCTCTTGAATATTTTTTACCTTTCCAGTATACGTATTTATCGTCGTAATCTAAATCACCTCTATCCATTTGTTCTAAATGAATTTTTTCGTGAGCAACTACACCTTCTACTTGGTCTGGATGTAAATCTTTATTTATGGTTATAGAACCATTATTGTTAGCTTTTCCCATAACACCATTTTCCATATCTACTCGATATATTGGAGTGTTGTCCATGTGGAAAGGTGGATTGTTTAGTTTAAAAGCCATTTGTTTTATTTAAAATGAGATTCCTCTAGCTTTTTTTTCTCTATTAGAAAGTTTTGGCTGTGTTATTTCAGCTAGTCCAAAATCCTCTTGAGATGTAGGTAAGCCGGATTTAACATCTTTTTCAAGATTATCACTATCGCTAGATATTTTTCTTGCTATTTCTTTTTTTTGCTTTTGCTCAAACTTGTTGATTTTTGCTTTTTTATCAACCTTAGCCGCGTCTTTTTTAGCCATTTTTTGCGCTACTAATCCTCCAGCAACTTTTCCAATACCAGCGATAGCTTCTACAATAGCTTCATTGCTTCCATACGTGGCAGTTGTTGGTACGTTTTCGTAAGCACCACCTTGAGCACCACGCGAAGACTGAAAAGTTAGTCTAAAAGGAGAACTTGTGTTTTCTTTAATTAAGCTCATAATTTATTTTTTTGATTTATTTTTTTGACAAAAGTTTCTAGCAGCTTCTACGCTACCAAAACCCCATTTTGTTAAAGCTTTAGCTTTTTTAGTTGGCTCTCCATTAGCTTCTTTCATAGCTCCTTTCATGCCCGCAAATCTACACGCAAATGAAACTCTTCTAGGATCTGTACCACTAGTGAGTCTTTTACCCATCCCTGGGTTTTCTTTACGCATCTTTTGGTTTGAGGCTTCGTAAGCTGCTTCTGTTATGAAAAATGGTGATTGCTTATATGCCATTACTCTTCTTTTTTAAGGTTAACCCACTTAGATATTGTATAACCTATTGTTATTATTAATAAAAATATCTTCAAAGGCGTTTCCAATTGAGTTAGTGTTGTCACTCCTAATGCCCCAGCATTCATAGCATATAGCTTTATATCTGACAAGTTCATTATCTATAAGCTTTTGCCTTCTGTGTGATAGGTGTTTCTGGAGTGTGGTTACAAGGGTATTTAGAAACTTCCATTCCTGAAATACCAGAGCTAGATCCTTTTCCCATTGGAAAACCTTCTTTGCTTAATGGTCCGTCCCAAATAGCGTTTTCACCTACCTGACCTGATAGATCTACTTTTAAGTTTTTAATGTTTTTCATATTAGTATTTTTTATTGCATTTTTTAAATAAAGGAGCTGCTCCCACTGAGTTTTGTCTTTGATCAACCCCATTATAGATACCTTGAGCGGCTTGTTGTGCTTGAGCGTTAAAAACTGGTTGAGCATTACCTAGCGTATTAGATTGAGCCGGCGGTACGTTTGTCATTTGTTGAGCTGGTTGACCCGTTAAAGGATCAATAGTGCTTATTTGATTGTTTGGTGAATACATATTATCTATCTTTATCTTTGTTTACATTTTTTATAGAAGTTATAAGAACTTTATCAGTGTACGTCTTACCCTTCATTATACTGTTTCTGTGGTTACTAGTTGGTAAATCATCTTGACCTAGTATAATTCTATACATATGCTTGATTAAATGCTTACACTTAAACGATGTTTTGTATATATGGTACTTTTGAGTTGTTCTATTTCTTTTTCTCCAAACAACTATCCAACCTTCTTTTAACAAACGATTCCAGCGGCGGTTATCCCAACTATAGGAATAACTACCAGCTTCGAAATCTTTTTTTGTAAACA